TGTATATTTAGTAGAAGCAGTGTTGATCGGTACAGGTACTGAAGCAACACCTTTTGCAGATAGTTAATAATTAATTAATGTGGGGCTTCGGCCCCACATTTAATTTTAAGGAGAAAAAATATGGCAACATCAGACCAACAGTTTTCATGTAGAACTTCTGACGGTAGATTTGGTAGAGCAACAAACGCCAGTGATAATTTCATTGGGCCAGCTAGAATAACTTATATTCAAGCTGAAGGAGTTGCTAACAGTAATATCAAAATCTATGATGGAACAAGTGATTCTGGAACTTTAGTATATGAAGCAAATTGTGGAACAGAAGGCATAGACGTTTATGTGCCAGGTAGCGGCATTAGATGTAGAACTGGAGTATATCTAGATTTAACTAATACTACTTCTGTCACAATTGGTTATACTGGCTAGGAGTTTAAATGGCTAATACTACTTCGGGAACTACAACGTTCGACAAAACTTTTGCTATTGAAGAAATAATAGAAGATGCTTTTGAACGTATTGGATTAACTAACGTTGCAGGTTATCAACTTAAATCTGCTAGAAGATCTCTTAATATTTTATTTCAAGAATGGGGTAATAGAGGTATTCATTATTGGGAAATAGGTTCAACAAATTTAGATCTTATAGAGGGTCAGGCAGATTATGATTTTTTTAGATCAAGTGGTGATGGAACTTCAGCAACAACTACAGATCCAGCTAGCGTGTTTGGAATATCAGACGTACTTGAGGCACAATTAAGAAATAATAGAACTCAAACTACACAATCTGACAGTCCGATGACAAAAGTAGACAGATCTACTTATGCTGGATTCTCAAATAAATTATCACAAGGAACACCTAATCAATATTGGGTAGAAAGATTTATTGATAAAGTGACAATACATATTTATCCAACACCAGATTCAACAAATGCATCTAAAGATATGCATTTCTTTTTTGTAAAAAGAATTCAAGATGTTGGAGATTATACTAATGCAACAGATGTGCCATTTAGATTTGTGCCTTGTATGACATCAGGACTCGCTTTTTACCTTGCACAAAAATATGCACCTGAAAGATTACAAGCAATGAAATTATTTTATGAGGATGAATTAGCAAGAGCTCTTGCAGAAGATGGATCAGCTTCAAGCACTTATATCACACCAAAAGTTTATTACCCGGGAGCATAATGGCAAAGTACGCAACAGGTAAACACGCAAAAGCAATATCAGATAGATCTGGTTTAGAATTTCCATATCGTGAAATGGTTAGAGAATGGAATGGTTCTTTTGTTCACGTATCAGAATTTGAACCAAAACAACCACAACTACAACCTAGACCATCAGGAGCAGATGCAATATCTTTAAGACACGTAAGACCTGATAGAATAGAACCTGCCACAACTGTTAGAATACCTGAAGATGGTTTTGAAACTTATGAAGCAGGTTCAAGAATTATAAATGTTTTTTCACCGGGTCATGGTTTGGTTAGTGGAACGACATATAGATTTAGAGGTCCACCAACTACTTCTGCAGGTGGAAATACTTTTCAATACTCTAATCCTGAAAGTTTTGATGGTATCACAGGGACTAATATCGCAAAATCAGCAGGTTATGCAATAACGACTGGATTATACAAAGATGATGCAGCAGTCACAACAGACTATGCAACATCAAATTATTTTCATTTTACAGTTGATACAGATACTGCTACAACTGGTAATATAAAAGGAGGAGGATACGGTTGTTCTGTTGGACCCGTGACTATAGAAGCATGATTAAACATTTTTTAAATTGGATAAAAGGTTTATTTACACCTAAATTAAAATTAAAAGAAGAGATCACAAAAGGTTTTTGTGAAGAGCATAATAAATATAAACATCGTTGTCCTAGATGTAGAGAACTAGCAGGAGTAGTATAATGGCTGGGTTAAGTGCATCAGGATTAAAAACACAAATTAGAAGTTATACTGAAACAGATTCTAATGTCTTATCAGATTCTGTTTTAGAAAATATAATATTAAATGCACAATATAGAATTTTTAGAGACGTACCAATTGATGCTGATAGAAAACAACAAATAGGTAATCTAGTCACTGGTCAAGAGTCTATAAATGCTCCAGCAGGAGCAGTTTTTATTAGAGGTATACAGGTTTATGATTCAACATCAGCTACAACGGGTGCTAATGTTTGGTTAGAAAAGAAGGACGTCACTTACCTTCAGGAGTATATCTCATCAACAGAGTCAGCAAAGAGAGGACAACCAAAATATTATGCTATGTTTGGAGGGGCTACAGGAGAGTCTGACACCACATCTGGAAGAATGATATTTGCTCCAGTTCCTGATACAACCTATAAATTTAGAGTGCATTATAATGCAGCTCCTGCTTTACTAGAAAATAACGATACTAATTACATTAGTCTTAATTTTCCAAATGGTCTACTATATTGCTGTTTATCAGAGGCATATGGATTTTTAAAAGGTCCGATAGATATGTTGACACTATATGAAAATAAGTATAAACAAGAAGTACAGAAGTTCGCTATAGAACAAACTGGAAGAAGAAGACGAGACGATTACACTGACGGAACAGTTAGGTTTAAAATTGAATCGCCTTCACCGTAATAGGAGATAAGTTATGGCAATATCATCGGCAATTTGTACAAGTTTCAAACAAGAAATTTTGGTGGGTACACACAATTTTACTGCATCTAGTGGTAATACTTTTAAAATAGCTTTATACACAAGTGATGCATCCTTAGGTGCAAGCACAACTGCTTACTCAACTTCAAATGAAATTTCAAATACATCTGGATCTGCATACAGTGCAGGTGGTGCAACTCTTACAAGCGTGACTCCAACAACTTCTGGAACAACTGCAATATGTGATTTTGCGGATGTTAGTTTTACTTCTGCAACTTTTACAGCTAATGGTGCATTAATTTATAATGATACACAATCCGACAAAGCTGTTGCTGTAATAGCTTTTGGCGGTGACAAAACTGTGACAAGTGGAACTTTCACAATTCAATTTCCAACAGCAGATGCCTCTAACGCAATAATTAGAATAGCGTAAGGAGTAGCAACGGATGTCCGTTGATAGAACATACACAGTCACGGTTGTTGGCGGCAACCCATCAGATCATCCATATTACAATCAAGGATCATCAAATAAATACGGAATAGACGGATCAACTGCTACGGCAGATGTGACTTTAACTTTAGTTGAAAGTGGAACTTTTCGCTTTGATCAATCAGATAGTTCTAATTCTGGACACCCTTTAAGATTTTCTACAACACCTAATGGCACACATTCTGGAGGTAGTGAATATACAACCGGTGTCACAACTAATGGAACTCCAGGTTCTTCTGGAGCATACACTCAAATAGAAGTTGCTGATGATGCACCAACTTTATATTATTATTGTACCAATCACTCTAAAATGGGTTGGACAGCAAATACTGTTAATGAAGATGTATGGGGTGCAGGAAATTGGAGTGCTAATCGTTGGGGTATAAGTTCTGAAATTACAAGTGGTTGGGGTGCAAAAGCATGGGACTCTTCAGGATCTTGGGGAGACATGGGTGATGAAACAGTTAGTCCAACAGGTTTATCTACAACTTCATCCATAGGATCTGTCACTATAACCACTGAAATAAATTCAGGATGGGGTAGATCTACTTGGGATGCTGACGCTTGGGGTATTCAGGGAGATATATTATTAACAGGACAAGAAGCTACGGCAAGTGTTGGATCAATAAGTCCTGCAGATGTAATGGGATTAACAGGTATATCCGCAACAATTAGTATTGGTTCACCTGTAATAATAGGAGACGTGACTCAATCACTGACTGGTATTTCTGCAACTACTAGTGTTGGATCTATAAGTCTTGATCAACAAACAGTGGGATTAGGAGGTCAAGCAATAACTTCTAGTGTTGGAACAATATCTCCTGCTGATGTTATAGGACTTACAGGTATTTCTTCAACCATTTCACTTGGAACGGTTGGAACAACTAACAGTCCTGTTATAGATATAACTTCTCCTGGTGCCATGACTTCATCTATAGGTTCTATTGCTCCTGCTGATGTAATGGGTTTAACAGGTATATCCGCAACCACTGCAGTAGGTTCTATTACTCCTGCTGATGTAATGGGTTTAACAGGTATATCCGCAACAATTTCTGTAGCTGAATTTGGTACTTCTTCAGGGTTTGGAATTCAAGCTTATTCAAGCGTTGACACTGGTTCAAATTCATCGTATACAAATGTTGCAACTGGATCAAATACAAGTTATACTGACGCTGCATAGGAGATATTG